TATTTCCAATGTTTTGCACTGTGCCGATGGGAAAAGACTCCAAGGCTGACTCGACTACTGGAGTATTGAGGTTGACCATGACATTTGAGTTGACATCATAAACAGCTAGCAGGGTACCACCTGATCTATCCATCACTGGGCTGTACCACATGTTTTTGTTTCTACCTGCAAAAGCAACACCTCTGGGACCTTGGTATGCCTGCATCCTCGACCGGGATGCCGGAGCTTCCCCATCAAAGATATCGGTAAAATCCAAATCAGGAATGCCTTGAAGAATCTGCATATGATATGGAACGTCATTGTTTTGTCCAGCCACCTGCATCTTGAAGTTTGGAAGCGTCCAAGATGTCGCAATGTTTGTGGCGTCGAGTATTGAGTCAACCACTCTCGAAAAAGAGCTGCTCGCTGACTTGAAGGAAAAATGGATCGTTGGCTTGTAAGTACATTCGAAAACTGGGCCAGTGTAGGGAACAGGATTTGATGTTGATGTTCCAGCTAAATTTGGTTGAACCAAATTGCCGTATGTCAAAACATATATGTATCCCAAAGGCACTGGCGATTCTCCTTCCCAGTTGACTAATGTTGGATTACAATTGATCACAGTATTGTGGACCACCTTGCCATGTCGAAGGTCGAAAATTGACACGTTTCCTTGTTTCTTACGCATCATTCCTGTTTCCCACATAGTCTTGGGATCTTCCTCTGGTGATATGTCTGGGGCATACATCACCATGACTATCATGTTCGATAGGAGATCTGGGACCAATCCTCGTAGGCTCACCTTGACTTTGAGAAGACCACCCCGCGAATACAAACTTGCAGTGTTGTAAAGCGGGCTTGAGAACTTGACAACATCACCAGAAACATCCGGGATCCGGGACTTTGCACACCAGTAAAGAGCATCAGCTGGCAAAACTTCCATCAGCTGGTAAACATCAGTGCTGTTTTTCTGATAATATGGGGTTGCTGTAAATTCTTGAGATCTTATGAGATCATCAGACTGTTTTGGAACCGCCATCAAAGCATGAGACAGTTCTTTCTCTTGTTTGCGGTCGGTCTGCTTGATCTTCTTGAGTTCATCTCGAGTCTTCTTTTTGGCTTTTCGTTCAGTTTTAGTTCGTTTGCTTCGGGTTGTCTCCTTCTTTACTACTTTCTTCTGCATTTGTTGCTTGCGGCGAC